ATCAACAGGTGGAGGCAACTGTGGAAGAATATATTTAAACGATTGTTTAATGGTTGAAAGATCGACATGGTCAATTAACACATTCAGAGTTATACCTCATCCAATAAAATTATATACATTAAGTGAAATTGGACAAGAAGCTACTAAAGGATATTCAAGTAACGGTATAAATATGTATGTACAAAATACTGGCGATAGTTGGTGTTGGATAGATAAAGCAACCATTCATGGATATCTAGTTTCAAAGAAAATTCATTATCAATGGGAAAGAGTACTATAGGACAAAGCATAAAATGCAAACATATGGCAAGTTTACATTTAGCAACAGAAATATTTAAGTTAATTTATCCAGTTGGTAGTATTTATATTTCAGATAATGCTACTAATCCATCTAGTTTATTTGGAGGTACGTGGAGTCAATTGTCCGGACGGATTTCTATATGGATCTGTACAAACATCTGGAAATTGTTATTCTACTGGTAATATCGGAACAGGCACAAGTACTAATAATCATACCTTGACTACCAGCGAAATACCTAAGCATCAACATTATATTCATGGTTATGCAGATGTATCTTATCCTAATTTTACTTTATGTACAGGTCAAGGAGGATCTGAATTAGCTGCAAGTTATAATAGTGGTGGTACTAATTCACATTATACTAGTTATGTAGGTAGTGGAGGTGGACATAACCATGGTATTCCATATATAGCAGCAGCAATTTGGAGACGAACAGCTTAAATATTTTGAATTAGATATTATATAAAAATTATGGCAAGTTTACACTTAGCACAACAAATTTATGATTTAATATATCCAGTAGGTGCTGTATATATATCAACAAGCTCAACTAGTCCAGCTAGTTTATTTGGCGGGACTTGGACACAAATAACAAGCAGATTCTTATATTGTACTACAACGAGTAAAACTACAGGTGGAAGTACTACTCATACCCATACATTATCAAGAGCTGGTGGTGCTAATATAAGAAAATATTCCGATACATTTTGGCAAGGTGAAACATCAACTGCGGGAGCTTTTAGTAAACAAAGCACGGATAGTGCATATTGGTGTACAACAGCTAATGCAGATTATCAACAAACGAGTACTCCATCAGAAACAAGTAAAGTAACTCGGTATTGGGTTATATGGTAAAACTGATAGTGGTGGTTCTCTTCCACCATGGTTTAGTGTATATTGTTGGTATAGAACAGCATAAATTTAAAAGAAAGGATGATTCAAAATGGTTAAAACACATACAATAAATTTGAATACGTCTGCATTCAATCAATTTGAAAAAAGTGACTATATTATTATAGACACTAAAGATAAAGACATAGAAGTAAATGACTTTATCTTATTCAATCAAGTAGAAACTGTTGAAGATAAAACAGAAGCTACAGGATTATATAGATTAACACAAGTAACTAACATCATTTCAGATCAAGGTCTAAAAGATGGATATTCTTTGTTAATCGTCAAAAAATACTAAAAATTAAGGCATATAACTTGTTGCCTTAAAAATAAAAACGGCTTAAAATCGATCCTCGTGCGTCGTTTTTGAGCCCATTTTTGTAAAAAGGAGGAAATTATTATGGACAAGATAAAAACAGTAGCTAAATACGCTACAAATATATTAGCTATAATATCAGCCTTAGTTATAGGCATTAATGGGGTAGAAGGTATAACAATACCATATGCTGCACAAATAGCAGGAGTCATTACAGCCGTTCAAGGTGTTATAGGCACATATTTGCTTACAAACAAAGCATTATCATCAACTAGTGACACCACAAAGACAGAAGAATAAAGGAGAGATAAAAATGGCGAGTGCAATAGCTACCGTTATAGTTGCTATAATCGGTTTAATTGGAATTTATATTCAAACTAAATCAAACACCAAATTAAAGTCTCAAGAAGACTTAATAAGCACTGTTAATAAAAACATAGATGCGCTAAGAACTGAATCACAAGATAGTGATAAGAAATTACATGAAAAAATAGATGATATGGAAATGGAAAATTGCAAACGATTTTTAATTGTAGAAATGACGAAACTTAAAGATGGTGCTTATACTCCTAATGAAGAACAAAAACGTATTTTACATGAAACTAAAAAACGTTACAATGACAGAGGTGGCGATAGCTACGTTGATAGCATGTTTGAAGAGCTTCAAGAAAGAAAAATTATTTAATTGAAGAAAGGAGAATATGACATGGACGAAAACGAAACTATTGAAGAAGTTAATATTCAAGAAATAAGAAATTATGAAGAAGGAGGAGAAGAATAATGGCATATAAAGGACCTGATCTTTCAAATTGGCAAGCAGGAGCTGATATAGGAACACTATCTACTCAAGTAGATTTCTTTATATTCAGATCTCATGCTGGTATATCAAAAGATAAATCTGTAGATAACTTTGTTAATCAAGCTATAGCAAATGGTAAACCTTATGGACTTTATATTTACTCATATGCATTAAATGTCGAAAGAGCAAAACAAGAAGCACAAAACGTTATAGATGTTGCTAATAGTTATTCAGTAAAACCTAAATTTCTAGTAATAGATATGGAAGATGCTGATGGATACAAAAAGAAAAACGGAATGCCTTCTAACGATGTATTAAAAGCTATCTGTACAACAGAATGTGAAATGTTTGAGCAAGCAGGATATTATGCAATGATATATGCAAGTTCTTCTTGGTTTAAAAATCAACTTTCAGGATTAGACAGATTCTGTAAATGGGTTGCTCATTGGCCAACATCAGGAGGAAAACAAACTGGTAATAATACTAGTCCTGATGGAGAGAATGCGAATAATTGTGGAATATGGCAATTTACATCTGAAGGTAAATTAAATGGATGGAGTGGTAACCTAGATATGAATTATTTATACAAAGATGAAATCCTTGCAGGAGCATCTACTAATAATTCAAATGATACTCAACCATCTACAAATACTCCAGACGGAACTACACTAGAATTAGCTGTTAGAACAATGAACGGTGAATTCGGTGATGGAGATACTAGGAAAAATAATCTAGGATCTAGATATGATGAAGTACAAAACTTTATTAATCATATTTTCTCAGCTTCTGCTAGTGATTTAGCAACTGAAGTAAAAGCTGGTAAGTACGGTAATGGAGATACTAGAAAAGTTGTATTAGGATCTAGATATGATGAAGTACAAAAAATAGTAAATGGTGAATATACAAGTTCATCAATAACTTATATTGTAAAATCTGGAGATACATTATCAGCTATAGCTAGTAAATATGGAACCACATATCAAAAGATAGCTTCAGATAATGGAATATCTAATCCAAATAAAATTAGTGTTGGACAAAAATTAATAATAAAGAAATAAAATAACTTGAGAAAGTTAGTTTGAGGATGCGTCAGTACGACAATTCCTCTTATTTTTGCAAAATTAGGAATTTTTCTCAAATTACTGAAAAAACGACCTCTGAGAATCGATTTTAAGGCATTTATATTTTTAAGACATATAACTTGTTACTAAAGGGGGTAAAAACGCTTATAATTAATCCTGGTGTGTATACGTGGAAATGGCCTATTTTTGGCATTTTTTAAGCCTATTTTTGAGCTAAAACGCGTAAAAAACACTCTATATTATGAGAGAGGTGATAATTTGTGTATTTATTTGCAATTATGATTTTGCTTATTAACGCAATAGTATTATGTTTTATTGTAGGAACACTAGCAAAAATAGAGATGCATAAGGATGAACATAAAAATATTACTAAAAAGGTAAAAACGGAGTCTAAATGATAGGCTCTTATTTTTCGCTAAAAATACAGTTACTATAATGAAAGGAGAGATTTATATGGGTAAATATTTAGTAGGTAAAGTTGAAAGAACTGAGGATAATAATACTGAATTTCATGGATTTGCCATAGACGGAAAAGGAGCATTTGTAGCAGGAGGCTTAATGGTAGTCGGAGCTACAGTTGTTGTACGTAAAGGTAAAGAATTAGGAAAGAAAGCTTACAAATTTATATCAGAGTCAACACCTGTGCAAAACATAAAATCTATGATTAAAAAGGAGTCTTAATTGACTCTTTTATTTTTCGCTAAAAATACAGTTACTATAATGAAAGGAGAGATTTATATGAAAAATATTGTAAAAGCTATAGTAGGAGTTGGAGCTACATATTTAGTTGGAAAGACCATTTATTACAAAGGAAAATGTGATGGTGTTGAAGATTGTAAGAATGCAGCATACAAAGCTATTGCTGAAGATAGTTTAAATAGAAAAACTAAACATGAAAAGGAAGAGTCTAAATAAAGACTCTCTTATTTTTCGCGTAAAAAACGGTGACTATAATGAGAAAAAATTTATAGGAGGTATTCAAATGAAAAATTTGAAAAAGAAAAACGAAGGTTTATTAATTAGAATTATGAAAGGAATTGTAAAATTAACAAAACATAAGTTGTTTAAGAATAAACTATATGCAACTATATTAATAGTATTAGGTATCATTGCAGCCAAAGTATTAGATGGAGACTGCACAGTATTAATATTTTTATCAATGATTGCATTACCATTATTCTTTGCAAAAGAAAACTATATTGTTGATTAATTTACATAAATATATTCGAAGAGGTTTAATAAGCCTTTTCTTTTTATTTTTAAGGAGGTGAATAAAATGGCTAAAAATTTAAGTCTAAAATGTGGTGAATTTGACAAATATTTAGTAGATACGTACGAAGATTATATTATGAACTATCGAGGAATACACTATATTTTCAGATTTCCAAATGGTTATGGAGCATCTGTAGTAAAATGCTATGGTAGTGAAGGATATCCTGAAGATTTATGGGAACTATGTACTATACTATATGATGAAGAATCAGAAGATGATGTATGTTTAGGACCAAGAGATTATATTTTAGTTTATCCAGTACAAGTTACTGGTGGTAGAAGAGACGCAGTAGGTATGTTAACTGACGAAGAAGTATGTAACTTATTGACTATAATAAAACAACTATAAATCGCGTAAAAAACACATTATATAATGAAAAGGAGGAATGAACTATGGATATAAAAGAAAAATTTAATAATCTAAAAAAGTGGGTAAAAGATCACAAGAAAGTTGTTGCTGTTTCAGGAGTAACTATAGCATTAGCAGGTATTGGTGGTGTTATGGCTAGTAAGAACGCAAAACAAAAGGATGAAGTGAAAAAATTACAAGAATTGGCAGACCACACAGATTATGGTAGAGATTGCACAATGCAATTCATAGTTAATGAAACTGGTGAAGTTTTAGGAGAAATACCTTGTACTGAACTATATGCAAACGAGAACATAGAAGATTATGAATATTATAAAAAATAATAAAAATGTTCAAAAATTTGTAAATAGGAAGATCGTACAAGGTCTTCTCTTTTTATTTTCGCGTAAAATACACTTCATATAATGAAAGAGTGTTTGTGAAAATAATATGTCTTAGTTAGATAAATTAAGCATATACAGAAAACTGATTCCCAAAGGTTTTCTACTCTTTTTATTTTTCTTTTAGAAAGGAGGAAACATGTTGTTCTTATATTTATTGGGAGGTTTTATAAGTGGATCCATATGTACATTATTTATAATACATATATTTAATCTACGTACGAAAACAGTAGGAATACTAGATGTCGATACACAGACTAAATTATGTAGAATAAGGATGACAAGTGACGAAGTAGCAAATCCACAAATTAAAAAAGTATTATTAACAGTGAAACATGACGTACCGGTTCGCGTAGAAGACAACGACTATAATGAGGTGAAATAATTCACTAAAGCTAAGGAGGTAAAATTATGAGTAAAATTAAAGATGCCTTGTGGCATGATTACAAGAATGCGAGTGATCGTATTGAAAGTCTAAGTATTGAAGAGAAAGGATATCAAGCTGCTGTAGAAGAACGAGACAAAATAAGAAACGAAATTATTAAGGTTGAACAGTTAGAACAAGATGAATTAATGAATTTATCAAAAATCGAAGCTGAAAACAAACGAGATAAGATTCGTAATATTATTTCAGTCAGTACTTTTGCCGTATCTACTGGTGTGTCAGTATTTGCAATAGTTAAAACATTCAAATTTGATCAGAATTCAACTGTAACAAGTACACTAGGTAGAAATATATTAAGCGGAGTTGTGCCAAAAATGTTTAGAAAATAAGCACCTCAAAAGGACAATATCTATATACATGATATTTTCCTTTTTATCTTCGCGTAAAAAACACTTCATATAATGAAAAGAAATAATAGAAAGGAGAAATTATATCATGTTTTTATTTATATTATTAGCATTAATCTTGTTAATATTATTAGTATTTACAGTAATCGGACTAAGTGTAGGAGGAGCTGCATTTATAATAGTATTTGGAGATGTTATTGTATGTATTGGTATAATAATATTTATTATTAAGAAAATATTCTTTAAGAAAGATGAAAGTAAGAAAAAGAGTAAAAAGAAATAATTACTTATAAAGACAGTCGTTTGAAATAAGCGTACTTGTCTTTTTAGTTTTTATAAATATTTTTAAAGAAAGGAGAAAAGTTCATGAATAATATGCAAATATTTTTAAAGAAACATTCTAATTTGATTTTATCAATTGTTAGTACAGCTGGTGTATGTGCAACTACAGTATTGGCAGTAAAGGCCACACCAAAAGCTATTAAGTTAATTAATGATGCAAAAAGTGAAAAAAATTCAGAATTAAGTAAACTTGAAATTGTGAAGTATGGATGGAAACCTTATATTCCTACAATAATTAGTGGTATTTCTACAATTACTTGTATATGGGGTAACCATTATTTAAATCAAAAGACTCAAGCATCATTGATGTCTGCATACGCCGTATTAAATAATTCTTATCAACAATATATTGCCAAAACTAAAGAATTATATGGCGATGATAATAAAATTATTGAAGAAATTGCAAAAGATCAGTATAATCCAGATGAAATAGATCTTGATGAAGATAAAGTACTATTCTTTGATTATGAATCTATGCAATATTTTTATTCAACGATTAATAATGTTTTAAAAGCTGAGGATATGTTAAATTCAGAATTTGCTGCATCAGGTTGGGTAACATTAAATGAATTCTATGAATTCTTAGGATTAGAAAACAAACGTAAGTATGGTGACGAATTTATAGGAATCAAGAAATTACCTGAATATGGTGATGATATTGGTTGGCAATGTGATGATAGATATTATGAATTAACATTTACTCATAGGCTAACTAGAATGGAAGATGGATTAGAATGTTATATTCTAACTTTCGACATCCCACCAAGAGCATTATAATATTCGCTTAAGAAACATTTTATATAATGAGGAAAGGAGTGATACAAATGAAATTTGACAAAGTTACAATCATTAAAATTGCAAGTTTAGCACTAAGTGTCTTAGGAATGATAGGAACATCTTGGGCTACAGACAAAGAAAATGAAAGAACATTGAAAAAATTAGTTGAAGCACAAGCTGAAACTCAGGAATAAAATTATAGAAGATCTTTAAACAAGGTCTTCATATTTTTGTTATATTTTAAAATTAGAAAGGAGAGCAAACATGAAAGAGAAAATACTTAATTGTGTTGAATCTATCAGAAAGTTTACTGGAAAGCACAGTCCTGAAATATTAACAGGAATAGGCATAACAGGAATGATATCAACTGTTATATTTGCAGTCAAAGCTACACCAAGAGCTTTAGATCTTATAGAAAATAAGAAAGAAGAGCTTAATACAGATAAACTGACTGCTGTAGAGACAGTGAAAGCTGCTTGGAAACCTTATATTCCTACAACTGTTATGGGAGTTACTTCTATATCTTGTATAGTAGGAGCAAGCACTATGAGATATAAACGTAATGCTGCATTAGCAACAGCATATGCTATATCTGAAAGAACTTTAACTAGATACAGAGATAAAGTTGTAGAAACATTAGGTGAAAAGAAAGAAAAAGAGATCAGAAGACAAATCTCACAAGATGATTTAAATAAAAGACAAACTGATTCTCAAGTAATTATAACATCCAATGGTAATACTTTATGTATGGATGCGGTAACAAAACGTATGTTTAGATCTGATATGGATACTATAAAGAAAGCTGTTAATAAACTTAACAGAGATTTAACATACGATCATTATGTATCTTTGAATGAATTCTATGGTGAAATAGGATTAGAACCAACAAGTAATGGTGATTTAATAGGTTGGAATTTAGATAATGGCCTAATTGAAATACATTATGATACATGTTTAGCAAAAAATGATGAGCCATGTATTGTAATAGATTTTTATGTGCAACCAAGGTATGACTTTGATAAATTAATGTAATAATTCGCGTAAAAAACACATGCTATAATGAAAAAATATAAAGAAAGGAATGATAAGTTATGTCAAATGTAAACGATGTACAAAACGAAGAATTAAATGAGGAGGTTGTTGAAGAATCTACAGAATTAGTTGTAGAAGAACCTAAAAAATCAAAAATCAAACATAAAGTAGTAAAAGGATTAAAAGTTGCTGGTATTGCTTTACTTGGTGGATTTGCAGGATTTTTATTAGGATCTAAAACAGGTAGAAAAGATGACGAAAACAACACATCTGATGACGTTATGGACGTTGAATATGACGTAGAAAATTCTGAAGAAGAATAAGTTATATTTTACTTAGAGGAGTATCTAAACTGATACTCTTTTATTTTTATTTATTAATTGAATAGGAGGGATCTTATGTACAAAGGTGAAGACCCGAATGAAATATTAGAGAGGAGAAAACCAATGGACGATTATAAACCAAATTCAAATCGTTTTAAAGAAGAGCAAAAGAAAAACGCTAATGATATTAAAAGCGATGAAAAAAGAATCCAAAAAGTTGTAACTAGTCAAGTTAAAACTAGAAAAAAGAGTAAGTTTAGCAAATTTACAGAAGAGTTTATATCTGAAGATGCTAGAAATGTCAAATCATATGTATTTGGTGAGGTATTAATACCTGCAATTAAGAAAGCTATATCAGATATAGTTACAGACGGTATTGATATTATTCTATATGGAGAATCTAGAAAAGGTGGTAGACGTTCTACTGCAGATAGAGTATCTTATAGAAATTATTATGATGATAGAGGAACTAGAGCATCTAGAATGAATGAAAGACAAGCTATAATGGCTGGTGGATATTCTTATGATGACATTATATTAGCAACACGCGGAGAAGCTCAAGATGTATTAACAAGAATGGATGAGTTAATTGAAACATATGGGTTAGTACGTGTAGCAGATTTGTATGATTTAGTTGGAATAACGGGAAATTATACAGACAATAAGTACGGATGGATGAATATTCGTAATGCCGATATAGTAAGAGTTAGAGATGGATATATGATAAAATTACCTAGGGCTATGCCTATAGATTAAGGAGTAAGTTATGAAAATGTTGAATGAATTTATATTTGAAGATTTTAATCAAGCAATGGAAGTTCATAAGGAGATATTTCAAATAATTAGAGAAAAAGGGTATTTAAGTTATAGAAAATTATATTCTTTAATTACTAAAAAAGAAGAAAAAGAAGTTGATAACCTTTTAAATTTAGATATTTATGATAAACACGGTTGGACTAATTTATTTGAGTGTAAAATAGATCCAACTGATGATGGTAAATGGATATTAAGAATGTCAGAATTAAAGAATATAGAAAGTAGAATTATATTTAAAAATGAAGAAAGGAAGAATAATAATGAACAATAAAATTATGACTAAAGCCAGTCTATTAATTAATAGAACTGGTCTAAAAATCAGAAAACATAGTCCAGAAATATTAATGGTAGCTGGAATTGTTGGAACAGTAGCAAGTACAGTATTAGCTTGCAAAGCAACTACAAAAGTTAGTGAAATAATGAAAAATAAGGAAGATGATATTAAACAAGTACATGAATGTGAAGGAAATGAAGAATTTAATTACACAGAGGAAGATAAAAATAAAGATTTAACTATTATTTATACTCATACAGCAATTAGTTTAGTTAAATTATATGCACCTGCAGTTATGTTAGGAACATTATCAATAGCAAGTATAGTATCTGGTCAAAAGATATTAAAGAAAAGAAATATTGCATTGGCAGCAGCTTATACAGCAGTTGATAAAGGATTTAAAAAATATCGCGAGAATGTAGTTGAAAGATTTGGTAATGAAGTAGATTATCAATTAAGACACAACATCAAAGCTAAAGAAATAGAAGAAACAGTTATTGATAAAAAAGGAAAAGAAAAAGTAGAAAAGAAAACAGTATATGAGATTGAAGATCCATTAAAAGGAATAAGTGAATATGCTAGATTTTTTGATTGTGAATCAGATGAACACAGAAAAGATCCAGAGTATAATTTAATGTTTTTAAGAAGACAACAAGATTATGCAAACGAAATGCTAAAACATAGAGGATATTTATTCTTGAATGAGGTATATGAAATGTTAGGATTACCAAGAACACAAGCTGGGCAAGTTGTTGGATGGTTATATGATGAAAAAAATCCAAACGGTGATAACTATGTAGACTTTGGAATTTATGATTTAAATGGATCTGAACAAAATAATGAACGTAAAATGGCATTTGTAAATGGATATGAATACAACATATTATTAGATTTCAATGTTGATGGAGTCATATACGATAAAATGTGAGGAGGACTTAATGACTATCTAACAGGTGATTACTTTTATGATAGTCTTAATTTTTCTTTACCATATTAATTTAATAATTAAAGGAGGAATATACCATGAATAAAGGTATAATATTTTTATTAGGTGTAGCTACTGGATCTGCAGCAACATATTTTATAGTAAAAAAGAAATATGAAAAAATTGCTAATGAAGAAATAGAATCTGTAGTAGAGACATTTAAAAATAGAGAAAAAGCAGAAAAAAATAGTGAAGAAACTCAAGAACTTACAAATGAGTTATGTACTATTGAAAATGTAAGAGATGAATCATATCAAGATAAAATAAATGATTTAGGGTATTCTTCAGATGTAGATACTTCTGAGGAAGATGATGATTGTACAGTCAAAGTAGAAAATGGACCAGATATAGTGGCTCCATATATCATTTCTGAAGATGAATACGGTGAATTTGGAAATGAAGAAATAACATTAATATATTATGATGATAATGTGTTATGTGATGAAGAAGATAATGTTATAGTTAATCCAGAAGATGTAGTTGGACAAGCTTTAACTGAATTTGATGATCAATACACAGAAAGAGTATATGTAAGAGATGAATCACATGAAATCGATTATATTATACTAAGATCTGAAAAGCGATATAGTGATATTGCATCTGAGGAGGAATATTAATGTCTTACGAAGATCAGGTTAGAAATGAATATTTTGAATGGCTGTATAATTACGTCTGTAAAGGACGCGTTAATAATAGAATATCTTACAAAAAATTATTTATATTATTACATGATATTGATTTTGATTTCTATATTCGTAGTGATATGAATAGAGCCATAGATGGAACCGACCTGAGATATAGATTCAGTATAGTTAAAGATGATGATAGTATTAATGATATTTTAGATGGCCCTTGTAGTGTACTAGAAATGATGGTTGCATTAGCAGTAAGGGCTGAAACAATAATGGATAATCCAAAATATGGTGATAGAACTGGTCAATGGTTCTGGGGCATGCTATCGAATTTAGGACTTAATCGTATGACAGATGATAACTTTAATGAAAAAATAGCAACACAAAGGATTTATGATTTCTTAGAAAGACGTTATAATCCAAATGGAAAAGGAGGGCTATTTTACATTCCAGAAACAAAAGAAGATCTAACACAAGTTGAAATATGGACACAAATGTGCTGGTATTTAGATAAATTTAATTAGAAAGGAGAATATTGTCATGGAGCTTATAGAGAACATGCTAAGAGCTATATTACAAAATAATAAAGATATCGAAAATTTAAATGATAAAGTAGATAAAAAATTCGGTATTGTAGGTATTGGTTTTATGTGTATTGGTATTTATATGTATGCTAATAATAAAGCATTAAAACAACAAAACAACACAATAACTAGATTATATAATGATGTTATGGATATGAAATCGAAAGGAGAATAGTCATGGTCGACTTCTTAATTATGTCAACACGTGTATTAAAGAATAATGTTGTTGAAATATTTCCAAAGTTTCGATTATATCCAAAATCTCAAGATTTAATGATAAGAGGAGGAGACTTCTATGCAGTATGGCGTGAAGATTTAAATCTATGGTCTACTAATGAAGATGATGCTTTAGCTATCATTGATAATGAATTAGCAAAATTTGAAATCGATTATAAATCAAAACATCCAGATTCTCAAACAGTAGTGCTATATACCTGGGATTCAGGTAGTGGTTCTATTGATACTTGGCACAAATATTGTCAAAAGCAAAAGAGAGATTCATTTGAGATGCTAGATGAATCATTGATATTTTCAAATACTGAAGTAACAAAGAAAGATTATGCTAGTAAAAAACTAACATACCCATTAGAGGAAGGTAGTATAGCAGCTTATGATAAACTTATATCTACATTATATGACGAAGATAATAGACATAAAATTGAATGGGCTATAGGAGCTATAGTATCTGGTGAATCTAAATATATTCAAAAATTTATGGTGTTTTATGGTGCAGCAGGTACAGGTAAGTCTACTATATTAAATATTATTCAAGATTTATTTGAAGGATATTATTCGGTATTTGATGCTAAAGCATTAGGTTCTAACAGTAATTCATTTGCATTAGAAGCATTTAAATCAAATCCATTAGTAGCAATTCAACATGATGGAGATTTGTCAAGAATCGAAGATAATACTAGACTTAATAGTTTGGTTTCACATGAATTGATGACTGTAAATGAAAAGTTTAAATCAACATATGCTACTAGATTTAAATGTTTCTTATTTATGGGTACTAATAGGCCAGTAAAGATAACGGATGCAAAATCTGGTATTATAAGAAGATTAATAGATGTAAATCCTACAGGTAACAAATTACCAGTTTCAGAATACAAACGTCTTACAAAGGAAGTTAAATTTGAATTAGGTCCTATAGCATATCATTGTCAACAAGTATATTTGGATGACCCAGGATACTATGATGATTATCTACCAGTATCAATGATGGGAGCTTCAAATGATTTCTATAACTTTGTGTTTGATTCCTATTATATTTTCAAAACTGAAGATGGTGTAACTTTAAAACAAGCTTGGGAAATGTATAAGAATTATTGTGAAGAAGCAAAAGTTGGTTATCCATTTTCTCAAAGAGTATTTAAAGAAGAATTAAAGAATTATTTTAGGGATTACACAGATAGAGAAAAGCTTGATGATGGTACTAATGTTAGAAGTTATTATAAAGGATTTAAAACTTCTATATTTGACATGGCTGAAGAAAAACCTAAACGAGAAAAGAAAAAAGTTGTCTCAAATCTTATAGAATTTAAAGAACAGGAGTCTATATTTGATAAAGAATGTGCTGATTGTCTAGCACAATATGCTAATTCAAAAGAAACACCTAGTAAAAAATGGGACGATGTTAAAACAACGTTAAAGAAAATAGATACATCAAAAATACATTATGTAAAGATACCTGAAAATCATATTGTAATAGACTTTGATATTAAAGATGAGAAAGGTAATAAATCTTTTGAAAAGAATTTGGAGGCAGCGAGTAAATGGCCAGCTACTTACGCAGAATTATCTAAAAGCGGTAATGGTATACACTTGCATTATATTTTTACAGGAGATGTTACTAAATTAAGCAGAGTTTATGCAGATAGTATAGAAATTAAGGTATTTACAGGTAAGAGCTCACTTAGAAGGAGGTTAACTAAGTGTAATAATTTACCTATAAAAGTTATTAGTTCCGGTTTACCGATGAAAGGAGAAACAAAAATGGTAAGCGATTTTGTTATAAAAAGCGAAATAGGTATCAGAAAAATGATTCAACGAAATCTAGAAAAAGAAATACATCCTGGTACAAAACCTAGTATAGATTTTATATATAAAATTTTAGAAGATGCTTACGAGAGAGGTCTTAAATATGATGTCTCTGATATGAAAAATGAAATATATGCTTTTGCTATGAATAGTACGAATCAATCAGAATATTGCATAAAATTAGTAAAACAAATGCACTTTAAATCTGATGAACCATCTGAAGCTATTGATGCAAAGAATAAAAAGATTATATTTTATGATATAGAGGTATTTCCAAACCTACTTTTAGTGAATTGGAAACTTCAAGGAGAAGGTAATAAAATTGTTAGAATGATAAATCCATCATCTAGTGATATTGAACAGTTATTAAATTATCGTTTGATAGGATTTAACTGCAGACGATACGATAATCATTTAATATATGCTAGATTATTGGGATATTCTAATGAACAAATTTATAATTTATCACAAAGAATAATTAATGGTGATAAAAATGCATTCTTTAGTGAAGCATATAACTTATCTTACACTGATATTTACGACTTTGCATCAGCAGGTAATAAAAAGTCATTAAAGAAATTAGAAATTGAGATGGGAATTCACCATAAAGAATTAGGATTACCTTGGGATCAACCAGTACCAGAAGAAAAATGGATTGAAGTTGCAGAATATTGTGATAATGATGTTATTGCTACAGAAGCTGCTTGGAATTATTTATCAGCAGACTGGACCGCAAGACAGATATTAGCAGATTTAGCAGATATGACTGTTAATGATACTACAAATACATTAACAACAAAAATTATATTTGGTAATGAAAGAAAACCACAAAATAAATTCTGTTATAGAAATCTAGCCGAACCAGTATTTGAATTAGATCCTGAAGTAATGAAATTTTTAAAAGAAGCTTGTCCAGAGATGATGTCTCAAAAGCATGGAGAAGCTAAAAGTTTACTTCCATATTTTCCAGGTTATACATTTGAAGGTGGAAAATCACTATATAGAGGTGAAGAAGTTGGAGAAGGTGGATATGTATATGCTGAACCAGGTATACATTGTAATGTCGCTTTATTGGATATTGCATCAATGCATCCACATAGTGATATCGCAGAATGTTTATTTGGTCCAGACTATACAAGAAAATTCAGAGATATTGTAGAAGGAAGAGTAAACATTAAGCACGAAGATTGGGAAGCAGTTAATAATATGTTAGACGGTAAGTTAACTCCATATGTACAAAAAGTTATAGATGGTGAATTAACTTCTAAACAACTAGCAAATGCACTA